TAATTCTGACGTACCTAAAACCAACCATATTCACTATTTTAGCAGTCGAATTAGGCATTGTTACCCAATCAATAGCATCTGTTGAAAACTCCATTAGGAATGCTTCTGTAATATTACCTATTATTTCATCTGTTTCAGTAACTTGCACTCTTACCAAAGACTGGGTTATAAATCCAATATCAAAAACCTCTTGATACTGAGCCGTTAATGGCTCTGGCATTAGCCCATAGAGAAAGCCTGCGTTTATTTCATCTTGTATCGTGGCATATCCGTTACCTATCCAGTCTGATACTGTATCTGTAGTCGAAACTGGTAGCATTAAATTACCATTATCATCAATAACAGCGTTAGTTTTACTACCACTGAAATCGGATACAGTTTCTAGTCTTGAAGTGTAATCCCTCGGTGCGTCAACCTGTATAATTTGCGAAACGACATTGCTCACGTTCCCGACAATATCAACCGCTTTAATCTGATAATTATATGACCCCTGCAAAACCTCTTGTTGATATATGAATGCGGTTGATGATTCATTAACGACAACGCCATCTCTTAACAATATCACCTTGTCAGTTGGTAGAGTTCCTTTTGTCATTTCAACCTTAAAGGTGACATTATTATCAATTACTTGTGCGGTAAATCCGTTAACTATTGGTGGGTATATGGTAATGTCATATACTGAGTCATCTGGATTTGATCTTCTTCCAAAAACTGTAACGACATCTAATTTAAATTTATTAATCCCTGCAACCGCTGGTAAAAACATTACGTCAGCTTTTGTCTCGTAATAACCGACTTGTGTACCTGTCTGGTCAAACCTGTAAACATTGTAATGGTCAACTTCGATGGGTGTTTGATTGTCTATTGCTAGAGATACGGCATCCCATTTTATTTTCATCTGCCTGTCTTCAATGGTAACGGTCATATTAGTTGGAGGGTTTGGCTTGTCAACTACTTGATAAGCGGTAGGCGTATTTTGTAGCCCATCAATTTGCAAGTCACTTACCGCATAAACTACCGCACTGTAATCACCGACATCTTGAACTTCGACGTATATCGGTGACATGTTCGACTCAAACGTATAGACTTGAGCGCCCTTTGTTATCTTTGCCACATACTTATCAACAAGCCCACTGTTTAGCTCGTCAAAGTAAATATTCGCCTTTCCTTTACCAACAATATCTATATTTGTTATAGTAACCACACTCGGCTTGTCAAACGGGTTTGGCAATGTATTAACGCCCTGGCTTGGGTATTGGTTTTCATATTCAATTGAATAAATACGGTCATCATGCTCTTCTAGGGTGAATTTGATAATGCCATCTAACTGATACTCTTTAGACTCAACCCGAAACTCTTTGTCGGCGAACCCAAAATGATCTAACGTCACACCGACTATATCGCCTATGTTTAACCCGCCTGCACTCCAATTTGAATTTAATTCGACCACTTTATTGAACAATGATTTTTTAAGTATGTATTCCGCCGTCGCCTGCGCTTCTGCAAAGTTATTGCAAAAGTTTAGCTTTATGCGCTTTTCTTTCGATATTGAATCATCCCTCAATAATCTTACATCACTATCCCAACCTGCGAAAGGATAAACAATATTACTACTATCGTAAAAAACTGAATCTTCTTTGTAATTCTGGTCTGGGGAAATATAATCAGCCGTTACCGCATTTATTGCGTCCGTGCTTGATGCAGTTGATAGTTTTGCTGTACCGACTATATTAGATTCATTAAATGTATAAACTGCATCGCCTTGCCCCCTTAGACTTATAGCATAGACACCATTATCGTTCCTTATATCTGCTACCATTGATCTTAAAATGTCATCTCTATTATCTTGTATTTTACGCTTTGTATCTATAATTCCATTGAATGTATATCGTTTACGGCCTCCGACGTCTTCATCGCATAATGCTTCCGCATAATCGAAAGATGCAGTATCAATATTTTGCAACCCAACACCGTACCCGTCGTTTGTCATGTAGTCCCTTAAAGCTGCCGCTGGGTTTGATGTTTTCCCATTAACAATACAGTATAGTTGTGGCTCACCTTGATAAATATTTGAGTCGTATGAGAATCTAGCATAAACTGCTAGCACTCTTGAGAACTTCATTGCCGTCGTATATGTTGTGCACCCATTGTCAGTTGGATATGTTCCAAACCCATTTATGCCGTCAGAGACTTTAAAAATAACCTTATTGTTAAAACGTGTATTTTGATTTGTAGTGTTTGATGCAACATCATAAACCCATTCAGCATCCTTTCCTGATTGACCTTCGATATATATCTTTTCTATGCTTGCCCCGTCATGCTCACAAACAAAATAAAAACAATGCAAATGTTTATAGTCTTCTGATATTTCAAAATGCACTTTTTTCAGACCAACCTTTGCCTTGCCATAAACAATAGGCACAGCTATTGAAGTATCTAAGTTAGACTGGATTTGATACCCTTTGCTAGGAGGCAAAGAAAAAAGGTCATCAAAATAGCTTTTCAATCCTAGGGCTTTGGATATAGATGTCCCTAGAAGATTAAACCCGTCTAACACTCCTTCTGCTATATCGGAAACAGTAGAAACGACTGATTTACCTATATCAGATAACCCCTTGCTAATCGAATCAAAAACACTCATTGTTTAGAACCCTTTCCCCAAAAAACTGTTGCGTTAGCTTCTTTAATGTATTTCAAACATTCATCGTTAGGATCTATATTCCTTTGGTTCTCAGGAGTTAATAACCTAGCGTTTGTGTTGGTAATCCCACCAATCGCATCTGTAACCTCGGATATTAATAGCACTTCATTATCTTTACGTTCAATTCCTTCTTTGTGTATGTGGCCATTTAGCACCTTAGTGAATATAGGCGGTTCTTTTTCTTTATATACGCCAATGTACGCATTTACATTACTTCCTACCTGTCCGATAAAAGCGGCTATCATGGATGTCGTACCAATAATATTGATGGTCAATGAATAAGGTGTAGAACCAGTAGATTCTTTCAATCCACTTACCCCATCTAAATAGTTTTCGTGTTGCCAAATATTAACTCCATCATCATAATCATATGGTAACGTCGTCCATCTTACCGTATTACCGCTAGTTAGAATAAATTCTAAATTAAGTGCTACTCTATACCTATCAGTGTTTATTATGTCTAGCTGTTGTTGCGTAAACATTAGATAACCTCAAACATTGTTACATCAATTTTATTGGATAAAAAAGAGCTGTCAATAGTCAAAGGAATAGCCCCTTCATTGAATCTTACCGTAAATAAAGGGGTATCAAATATAACAATGTCATTAACATTTACGCTTTGAGTTAGTTCTGGATATACGGTTATTTGGGTTGGAGTGAATGACTTAACAATATACACTTTAGAATGATTGCCAAATCTAATATATGAACCGATATTAACAGAACCATGCTGGTTAATACTTACTGTATCACTTCCAGCCGCTGCTATAATAGATACACTACCATTGCTTTTATCTGGATTGGTTTTGTTAATGGGTAAATAAACTTGAAATTCTCCGTATGCGCCTCTTTGCGAAAATATGTGGCTCATTAACGCCATATACCCTTGCTCCTCCATAACTGCTATTGTTGCATCTATTTGCCACTTTTGCGACGCTATTGATTGCACAATATCCCTACCGTTTAAAGTGGTTTGTATGGTGTTAGGCTCAATAGATGATATTGATATGTTGCTAAATTCGCAAAAATCGTTTAATAGGGCCATTTTATGCTAAACCTCTTCTAATACCATTAACAATCAAAGGCATTCGCTCGACTATTAGGCGATCAAAGTCTTTGGTATCGGCAGCCGTTACGCTGATATTAACATTAACAGGCTTCTCATCCGTTACGATTGTCTTTACATGATTTTGCCTATTATTAAAAACATCATTTGGGTAAATTCTACCGTTTGTATTTGGCACAAACATCTCTCTACCTTTCTCACCAACTACGTATGGGGAGTTTGCTTGCACGTTACCACCCATCATTCTTGGTTGGTATTGTTGGCTTTGGATTTTAGCTATCTGCATAGCCCCTATTGCGCCTATCATCCACGCCGCCGCTATGTTTGTTGGGTATAATAATGCTGGGTTGGCAAGCGTATTCATAACCGCTAACCCTGTGCTGATTGCCGCCTGAGCAGACATTAGGTCTTTTTGTTGCTCAAACCCTTTTTTGGATGATGTGTCTTGCATAGATGCCAGCTGACCAAACATTTGCGCTGTTGTTGATAGCAATGTTGATGTACCTTGACCTTCTGGCGATGCTACCCAATTTGACAACGCGTTTTGTTCTTCGACATTAGATTTTTTGTAGCTTAACATTCTATCAAAAAATGCTTTCTTCTCTGCCTCTGTACGTTCATTCCATTTTTTTTCTATGAGAAATTTTTGCACTTGAAGATCAGTGAAGTTTTTTATCTCTTCTGTTCGGCTTTTTTGTACTAAGTCCTTCACATAATCATTTAACTCTTTGGTTTTTTTAAACTCTTCAACCGCGCTATCCATCATCCCTGAAGAGTCACCTTTTTTAGCATCATTCTTTAGCTTAACCATGGCATCCATGAATGATTTTTGTTCATCAAGCGTTAGTTTATTCCACCCCTTTTCCTTTAGTAATTTCGCCGCGCCATACGCATCAATGTTTGATATGTCTTTAAGACGGTGTTTTTGCATCTGGTCTATATAATGTTCAAACGGTGTTGTATCATTCTTTTTTTGTTTCGGATTGTCTTTACTTTCAGGTTCAATAGGGATCTCAAAGTCACTTGTTTGGTTTCTAAGCATATCTCTATAGGCATACAATTGCTTAATTTGGTTTTTACCTTCTTTTGTGTTGACAAAGTTTAGGCTGCTTTGCATTTCAGCCTCAACCTTTGCTAGCTCCTCTGCTATTAATTTCTTTTCTTTAAGCGCATTTAATTCATATTCACTTCCAAGGTCAAGTAACCCAGTCGCATCGGAATAATGTGCCGTCGAAAATCCAGCCATGGCAATAAGCGTTTTTTGCAAACCGTCTGCGTTATCCCATGCTTCTTTAATAAAGTCGGATATCCCTCTAAAGAAACCAGACACTTTGTTAAAAAGTTTGCTTACTATTCCTATCAACCCTTTTAGCTTGTCTTTAATTTTATTTAGGGCGGCCACCACTATCCTGAATTTGCTTCCTAAAATAATAAACGCAATAAGACCATAAGTTCCGATATTATTATCGACCCAAGTCTTAAACTCTTCTATTTTAATTTTAAAAGATAGAAAAAACGCATCAATCTCACTATCAAGGTAAGTGAAATCCCCACCTAATGACTTTATTATTGCGGAAAATCCTTTAAGCGCTGGTGAAAAGTCGTTTCTAATAAAATCTCCAAACCTCATTATGGCGCCCGTTAATTCATCTACCACCCCTTGTAATATTTGGTATCCGCCATTGTCTATAATTGCTTCTTTAGCTTCTATTACTGAGGTCTTAAGGTTATTTATTGAAGCTTGCAGCTTTGCTGTCGCCCTTTGTGAAGCGCCACCCCATTCTTTTTTAATTTGATTTGCCAGTTTTGGCACAAACTCGCTAGCAAGTAGTTCACCATTTTTCATCATCTTCATTAATTCGCCAGTCGTTACACCAATTGCACGTGCGCCGATACCTAGCGCATCTGGTAGATGGTCACCTAATTGCTGCTTAAGTTCTTCTGCCATAACAGTTCCCTTTGCCATCATCTGTTCAACTGCTTTTAATGCTAGATTGGTTGCCTCCGTACTAAGTCCCATAGCCACCGAACCTTCCAAGAACGCACTATAAACGTTATTTAACTCCTTGCCCTGTAGGCCAGCTGATTTTGCTGCGACGGAAAACTTACCGTATGATTCGGTAATTGAATTAAGTGATGCGCCTGTTGATCTTGCTAAATCTTTGGCTTTTTCAAACTCATTATTGGCACCTGCTATAGAGCCAGTTGCAACATACATTTGATTTTTGAATTTGTCGATAGATATAGCCGTATCGCCAAGCGTTTTTGCACCGAAAGCTACAATAGCGGCTGTACCAGCTAATGACGCGGCGCTTATTTGCCCAAACGCGCTATTTACTTGACGTGCCATCCTAGCGGCGGATGTTCTTAGAGTTGAAAAAGAGCGTTTAACCTTACTATTATTTCGCGTGACATTATGTGCAACTCTTGATGATACTTTAGAGGCTTTATCGTCGGCTGAATATTGAAGTCTAGCTACATATGTTAAATCGCTCATTATTTAATTCTCTCCATGCTCTTTTTTTGCTCTTCATGTTCAATTTCATAAAAAGATGCCCACCCAATCAATTCGGCAACTGACATTTTTGAGACATCTGTATAAGTCATGGATAAATCTTTGGCAAGGGCGAACTTAAAGTATAGCCCGCCATCTTGCCTTATTATTTTTTTACTTCATCAATCTCAGGCATTAAGTCGTCATCAATGCCACCCATTTCTGCAAAAATAAAATCAATTACCTTTGGGTCTACATTTCGCATAAGCGAACTTTTATCAGCATCAGCAAAAATACGTCTACCATCCTCGTCTAAACTGCGTAAAATAACAGTCTCAACTGCAGCGGACGACATTTCATCTTTAAATGCGTATGCCATAATTCTGTCCCGTTGCAACGAATTCATAGGTTTCCAGAATATTTTAACATCCCATTCCTTAACGTAAACTGACTTCATTTCACCGTTAATTTGCTCTAAGAAATGGTTTTTTGCCTTTTCTAATACCGTGTTTTTCATGTTTTATCCCTGCCTTTTAAATTAAACGCCTGATACTGCGCCTTTACCCGCAAATGATACGCTTGCGGTAATTACACTACCGATTGATGATGAAACGCTGTAACCAGTAACAATAACCGTGCCTGAGTAAGTCGCAGGAAGCAATCCAGTTCCATCAGCATATAATTCAACTTCACCAATTGTACCGATTGGTACGCCTGCTGCCGTTGCATCAACATTAGTTACGTCATCAACTGAAATATTGATGTCGCAACTGCCGCTCCAAGATAACAATGATGTTAAGCTGTCTTTCCATCCGCCTGTGCCCATTGATGTGCTATCAGCTGTATCGGCTACTATGTCAAGCGACCAAGACGTAACTCCTGCAATCACCGCACCACCCAGCGTAACCTTACCACTATCCCCAACTAATTGTGTAGATGCCATTACTTTGTCTCCTTCTTGTTTGTTGCTGGCTTAACTTCTATAAACCCTCTGTCTAATAGTCTTTGGACTTGTGTCGCATCGACTTCTATAACTTGTTTACCTCTTTTCATTACCACCTTAGCCATTGTACACCTCCTTGTACTTAATATTAAAGGTTGACTGCCGTATAAATAACGGCTTTTGCATTTCTCTATTTACCATATTGGCAAACCTATCTAGTGTTATTTTGTAAACATTAGATACTTCATTAATAGCCCCGATAACAGCATTTTGTACTTCATACCTTTCGGTTTTATTGTGGCAAATAATATCAACTGTTAATGTTGCATCAACACGATAGTTTACTTTATCCCCCATGCTAAACGGTTCGCAATTGCCACTTTCAATATTAACAACCACTAAAGGGACATTTTTCAGGTCTTCAGGTGAAGGGTCAACATCGACAACTTTAGCAAGCCCAATTACTTTATTAGTGATAGCATCAACAATACATCCTTCTATATCCTGCTCTATCATATCAGTCCTCAAATAGCACTATAGTTACTAGCCCTGTGCCGTCTGGCTTGAACTCGCTTATTCTATACGCGACCCCGCTTTCCGACCTCGTAATAACCTCATTTTTAGCAAGGTTAGACGCATTAATTGCTGGCAATGTAATGGCTGGCGAATATGATGATATATCATACTCTCCATCAATGCTCGCATTTTTATCCTTGAAGATAGCAGTAAAAGACCCGATACCATCATGAACAAAATTCTCGCCAAAGTCGGCAAAGAACACGCCTATATCTTCTGTAAACATTACTTATTAGATGTCTTATTAGCTGTCTTATTAGATGTCTTATTAGCTGTCTTATTATCCGACTTTACAGGTTCGTCGATTTTCACGACTACCCCGCTAGCCTTCAAATAATCAAATCCTACCTGACCTTCATCATTAACAGATTCTCCAGCTTCATAATGTTTGCCGCCAATCCTAATTGGTCTAACTACCTTGTATTTCATATCTACCCCCAATATTAAGCAGTTGTAATATCTGTAACAGCTGAAAACGACTCTGGGTGTCTAACAGCAATATCACAATCTTGGAATGCTGTAATTTCCAAGCCACCTTGTTTAGCATAAGTGTACGGGTCAACTACAATATCGATACCAGACCACAAACCGATCAACAGATCCTGAAAGTTTCCGAACAACATAGCTGAGCATACACCACTAGAAGTTCCCTTGGTTAAATTGGATGGGATTTGATTTGTGAATAATGCCTCATACCCAAGCAAATCGCTTCCTTCAAATAAGAACTCTCCAGAACCAGCATCTACCGTGTTTTTACGCATAGCACCTCTAACCGCCGAGTTTGTTATGAAACGTAAGTTACCCAAATCTGCGTTTGCGCTGGTAATTGCCGATTCAAGATCAATAACCGCATTTCTCGTAATAGCACCGCCGTTCACACCGATAGCCACCGAACCAATTCCAGTTGTATTTAATACGCCAGTCGGTTCTGCACCAGCACCAGAACCATTAAATGCCGCTCTGTCTAACTCTAAAGCTAGCGTCGTTGCTAATTCTCGCTGGATGAATGAATCAATCATTAGGTCAGACTGTAACTGCAATTTACGTGTGGCGTAAGTAGTACCACCTAGTGATTTAGGTGTCATATTAACTAGGTCAAACGCACCATCACTTGTAGTTAATTGTGCATCTTCAGCCACCCAATACCCTGTCGCACCACCTGTTTGGCGCGGGATTGAAATGTCGCCTTGCAAGCCGTTTAAGATATTCGCAATTTGCATAACGAATGATTTGTTGCGCAATAGGTCAATCATAGAGCCAGTCATTAAATCTGTGCTTACCGTGTTACCACCTGCGGTAGCTGTGCCAACCGACATAGCACGATTCATAACTTCGTAGGGAAGCATTAAGCCTCTGGCTTCTTTTCCTAGCTTGGCTTGTACGGCCCTTGATGCCTCGAACTCAAATGCCGCTGCTTCTTGAGCCTTAATATCTTTAGGATTAGCAAGTGCTTTAAACGCTCTAGCCAGGCTGAATCGCTTAGTTTCGTTTTCTGTCATGCCGATATTTTCATCTACATCGGTCGTAACTTTACGAACGTTATTCATTGAGCCTAATACCGCTTCCCTAAACTCTTCTAGTGTCTTACCATTTTCAATAAAGCTTCTAGCCATATCCGTTTTGCCGAATTTATCACCAATAGCTGATATTTCAGTAACGCGGCTACGCTCTTTCTTTAATAGATCATGTGTTTCATCTGTTACGGTTACGCTGTTTACAGCTTTTTCATTAACTTCTTCATTCTTTGACATTTTACTATCCTCTTTTGAGTATGTTTTTACGTTTTCTAATGACCTTCCTACACCAATGTGCGGGTCTGCTGGGACTGTTACAATACTAATCTCAAATGGTTCTAAATCGGTCACCACAACCGTATCCCCACTTTCAACATAGTCACGTACATAGTACCCAAATGAAATTGACGTTAGAATCCCACCTCTTACGTCAGCTTCAATTTCCTTAGCCTTCTCGCTGCTAGCAAACTTAATTTGCGCCCTTGCGATGCCGTCAGCATCCACCCTAGCGTTTTTAACAACCCCAACATAATAATCGCGGTGGTGATTGAATAATACTTGGGCGTTGTTGTTTAAGCGTGACAAATCCATCCCTGACAAGTCCAGCACCTCAATAAACCCGCCCCTATTTACTGGATATTTACTGGCAAATGCTATCTCAATATTATTATCGTCATCACCACTAACGCTCATGGTTAGGCTTCTAACATGAACTGTATCCTTAATATTTAATTTATTTTTTAACGACATTTTCACCATCCTTAATGCTAATACCCATTTCTTTCATTTTTTCATTTTCCTCTGCAATCTCGCTAAACACATCTTCTGGGTCACGCCCCCTGTCTTTGATTATCTCGCTTAACGATTTTGTATTCATATTGTAGGCATTCATGTTGGCCTTTTCGTCCTTGTCTGGATCAACCTTGAACCATCGTCTGGCGTGGAATGAGTGCGCCATAAACTTATCGAACTTGCTAAATGGTAACGCCTCTATTTTACCCAAAGATAAAGACATCGTAAGCCACTCGTCGAATAAGTCATTCATTAGCTTAATCAAACTTGCCTGCCATATTTTCCATGTCTCACGCGCCTCATTGGTTGACCCGCGATAAGATGATAAGTTTACTTTCTCCAAATCATCTGTTAAGTCAGCGTATGACATTCCCCACCCTGAAGCCAGCTTCCTAAGTTGTTGTTTCATAAAAACGGCTAGTTGCTCGTGTGGGTATTTTGGGTCATGTGGAACATAGTGCTTTCCAAATGGTAGTTCTTCTATTGAGCCAGCTTGAAACTCAGTAATAATACTACCATCATCAGCTTCATAATCTCCAGTATAATCACTCTCTACGGCTTCCGTGCTTTCAATAAAGCCCATCTTTGTTGCGCCGTGTCTGGCGGCTACTAATGCACTTTTCTCTATCTCGTTTATTTGGTGTATCGTATTAACTGATGACCATGTTTCAGGCGTCCCATGCGTCTGCCCGATATATTTCACCCTAAAATCATAGATGACGTCTTTAGCGGGTATTACCAAGTATTGTTGTCCTGTATTAGGAGAATGGTAATTACCAAAATACTGGTCTTTAATGTAATATTTAAGTGGCTTTCCCGTGTAATCAAACTCAATTCCACCGACAATCCTATTTTTACCAACTGATTCATTTAAATAAAGGTCTAAACGTGTATTGTCAATCGGTTGTATAGAGAACCCATACTTTCCAGCTTTTCTCCCACGGTGCTTTATCGCTAAAAATGACCCGTCAACAATGATAGATTGCACCCATAGGTGACATATTTCCAACATCGTCAATTCTTGGTTATAATCAATGTGCTTTCCATCACAAAAAGCTTTCCATTCTCTTTCTATGAATTTTCTGGCTAACACATCTGGCGACCCGTCGTTTTCAACTACTGTTGAGGCGAAAACAGGTGGGTGGTCTCCAACTACATTTCTTTGTGCTGATAATACAAACTTTCTTAGATAGTCGGAATTGTGATAAAGCGTTCTCGATCTAGCGCGTACCTTGAACAATGAAAAAATAACGTCTGCATTGCTTTCGGTGTTTGACACGCTTAAGTCTTTTAGCAACCTGTCTGAATACCCTGCGGAATCAATAATACTTGATCTGTGGTATTTTGCTCTACCTTCTCTTTTAGCTTCTTTTCTTTTACGGAAAAAATTAAACACTACCTAAACCCCACAAGTATTTTACCTGTAACTTTACCCTTATTTAGTCTTTCTTTTCTTAGTTCATTTGCGTACATTATTTTATATTTTTCATACCAAAGCATTAATTCATTAGGCGGGATTCTTGATAGCGCTCTGCCTTCAATCATATAATATATCTGATCCGAACCTGCTTTACCCTCGATCATAGCTTCTAGTGCATCAAGAACTTTCTTTACGTGGCTTCTATTGTCATGGCCTAATGGTAAGCTAGCAAAATCTACAACGTAAGTGACAATTCCGCTATCGAAATAGAACTTACGCCCAGTTGAATTTTCAACGGCAACTCCCTGATAACGATAGTCCCCCGGCTCGCCTTCTACTTCTGACTTAAATGTATAGCTTTCATCCGCATTGCTAACGACTTCCACACTATGACTAGATGATTCGCCAACAAAAGTGTAGGTCACTGCATGGGTGCTTGATGGGTAGAGATTTAACGTAAAATCGAACTCTAACCACTGTCCGATAACGACCTCATTATACTTAAACAATACGTTTTCCCCTTCTAGCGGCAATAACAAGTTTTCGGTAATTTATTTCATTATCACCGTTTTTATCTTTATTGTCAACGACTTCCATGTTTTTGTTCAAGTTGTTTGTCTCTTCTATAAAATGCCAGTTTGGCTGTAAAATTTCTACCGCTGCATAAGCGTAACATCTACAGTCGAATGCCTCATTCCTTTCTCTTATTTTTTTCCATATTTTTTTGATTGAGCCATTTAACGACCTCTTTTCTATCTCTCGTTCGGCAGTCATTTGTAAGAAAAACTCCTTATCAAGAGTATCAATAAAGTTAGCGTACCCGTTAGCGTCTGGTCTTTCAATTGATAACATCTCAGACACTTGTTTTTTTATCGCATCAGTACCAAGCGTGTACAAGTCAATCGTCCTTCCTTTTGCGGCTGTTGCTTTCGTTGGCTTATTTACGTGCGGGATTCCTTCTCCACCTCTACCTTTGATTGCATAATACCTACGACCACGATTGTTATATATCCACCGATATGTTTGCTTTGTGTGATGGCCGCCAGTGTCTATAGCCAAGGCATCAAACTTATATTTATCAAGTCTAGCGTCTAAGTCATTCCAAAATGTCGAGAAATTTGGGTCTCCGTGAACAACCTCATATCCAAGCGCCCAAGACTGTTTTTTCCTATTCCATCCAACAACTTCAAATTCAGCCCTGTTGTCTTGCATATCGACACCAAGCGTAATGATATGATAGCTATCATGATCCTCTTCTGTATATTTCCTTCTCCTTGTAAACAACCCTTCCATATTTATTTTTCTACCGTTTTCCTCCCATGGCTCACCATGAAATGTATTTACATGCACTCGCAAAGATGAATCACCTTTTTTCTTAGACGATAGAAAGTCCTCTACAATATCAGCATAAGTGACATACGGGGATAACCATGAGCCAATTTTAAATGATACTATATTATTATTATCAGGCTTCGCTGTCTCTTTCCATTCACCATTAGCGACCTGTTTTGCTTTGTATTTTTGCTCATTTTTTTTATGGCAATGTGGGCACTCCATAGCGGCTGTTTTAGGAATATGTTCGCCATCCTTCTTTTCCCAAACCATATATTCCCATTGCATATCAAACCATTTATTGCAGTGGTAGCACTGAATTTCATATACGGACTGAGTACCAGATAGATACCCTTTTTCAATTGCTGAACTTCCACTGATATTAGGCGTGGATACCATTATAATTTTTCTATTAGAAAAAGTTGCTGTTCTTCTCTTTGTCAACTCAGGTGCGCTGCCTTCTTTTGTAACTTCGTACCTATCGACTTCATCCATTAATAGCACACGTATAGGACGAGATGCCATTTGCGCTGGCGAGTTAGCCCCAATCATTGATAGTGCCCCACCCAAGAATGACTTTTGTAAAATTGTGTTAGCAGAACTTCTTGTCTTTGACATTGAAAATATATCGGACAACACCTTAGTGTCCCTAATCATAGGTGTTAATCTATCACGCGAAAATGTTTTAGCCATTGCCTCAGTCGGTTGAACAACTAATATTGGGCAGGGGTCATAATGAACAAAATAACCAATAATATTTAATATTAATTCCGTCTTACCAACTTGAGATGAAGACATGATAATGACATTCTCTATATTTGGATTTAACACCGCATCCATAATACCACGCATATACTCAGTTCTACTTGTTCTCCATCTGCCAGCTTCTGCCGAACTTTCAGCTGGTAACATTCTAAACTCGTCAGCCCACTCGGATATGGTCATTTTCCTTGGCGGCTTCAATGAACGCATAGCTTCTTGAACTATTTTTCTAGGTGTCATATTCAGACAATTCCTCTAATATTTGTCTTATCTCTGTTTCCATTTCATCCTCTATCAGTACAGCGTCAAGTAATTCTATAGCCCTAGGCGCCATTTTTTTTGGTACAAGTAGCATCCTTGTTTTTATTTTAGTTAATGCAGAAGTGAACTCGCTAAGTACCTCATCTTTTTCTACTAACTGGTTCTTTAGCTTTTTATTTATCATTTCTTGCTCTTCTGCTTTGAGCATATCTAGACGCTCTTTGTGTGTTCTCGGCTCTTCTAAGGATTTCTCAGCATTCTCTTTTTCTTTTAACGCCATTAACCCGCTATACACATCATAAATACGGTATTTTTTCCTTTTGCCATTACCTTCAATTTTTGATGGCTCTACATTAGCTTTGTTAATCTTATCTTTAAGGCTATTTGTAGCAATTCCAAAAACGGCACCAAGTTCAGTTACTGAATAATCCTCATACAGTCCATGCTTTTTACCCCTCATAGCATCCCTTTATATTGTTAGTTTATCTAATTTTATCATATACCTATACTATTGAATCTACATTTTGAATTTTTAAATTTTTTACTAGCGAAAAACCGCTTTTTTGTATTGTTCTAATCTATTAACCAAAGTATGAGCATTTTTACTAGGCAAGGACTGCGCGCGGCGTTTAAC